CGAGCCGAATCTGTCACAGCTCGCTGCTCGATCTTCATACCCTCAAGCTCTAACTTGGCTTGGTCAATAGCAAGTTTGTGCTGGGCCTCCATCTCCTTGATGGAAAGCTCCTGCTTACGGATGTCTACCAGAGGATCACCGTCTTGATCTGCACCCTTATAGGTCATCAGAGGAGTAATCTCTTTGATCAATTCCGCTTCAATCTGCGCCACCCGAGCCTCAATTTGATCTGGGTCGAACTGAGACTGCATCGGAGCTGGGGCCTGCATCTGAATCTGCTGCTGCATCTGTTGGGCAGAAGCCGGATCAATAGCGCCACTCTGCAACAAGAGTTGAACCTGCTGCATCTGCGTTTGCTGCTCCTGCTGGCCCGTGTTGTTCTCTTCGTTCAACGCTTGAATCTCTCCGTCAACCATCTCACGAGCCTTCATTCCAACGTGCTGCATAATGTGTGAGAACAATGCGGCCAAGACAGGAGGGGCAGTCTGAAGAACAGACAGTTCAAGCAGAGCCAAGTGGGACTGAATGTGCGCGTCATGGTCCTGCTGCGGGAACGGAGATGGAGATTGGCCGTTTAAAATAGCGCCATTCTCGACCGCTGGATCCTGTGGAGGAGGCGGAGGTGGAGCTGGCGGCAAGATCTCATCAATGTTCTGCACCTCTAATGCTTGGTACATCCGACGATACGCTGCATGTAGATTATGCATCTGAGGGTTAGACTGGGCCAGCTGAAGCTGGGTTTGAGCCAGAGTAACACGTTGCGACATCGAAAAGATGTTCGGGTCAGAGACGGGGAGGACGTCCACCCGAGCATCAAAGTCTTGCGACTTAACCTGCGCAGGTGCCCCCGCTACCTCGTATGGATACATAGGAGGCAGGTTTTCCGCGAAGATACGAGCAAGAAGCCGGAACTCGGCCTTCTGCGCGTAGTGCATTCGTTTGTGGATTGCAGACATAACCTTCATTCCACGCTCAAGCATGGCGACAGTAGTCCCCACCGGCGTTTCTTGGTTCATGTCGGACATCTGCTGATCAGCTAGGGCAATAAATCTACGCCCGTCGCTGACGATCCCGCCCAGTAATTGAGCCAGCGTTGCTGAAGGCTCTTTGTAAGGCAGAGGAACGATAGCGTCCCTGATGCTGCCACCAGGTGCGTCAATGTCTCTAAACTCTCCTGGCTGTAAGGGCTCATCGTTGTTGCGTACACGCACTCCACGGGCCTTAAAACCGGCTGGGAGGTTGGCTAGTGTACCAGCATCGATCAATTGACGCAGGATACTTGTAGCTGCGCGACCCAATCCACCAATCATGTGGATCAAACCAAAGCCGTAGAACCCTAGACCAGGTGTAAACTTGTAGTGGACAAAGAACTGGCGCTTGCGGCTTAACGGATCGTCTGACGCGTAGTTGCGGCGCAGTGCCAAGATCTGACCCGAGCTGTCGTCTAAGGTCACGATATACGGCATCTTCACGCCAGTAGGCTCACCCGTTTCAGGGTCCATGTCCTCAAAGCCTTCGACGTCCAAATCAGCGTGGATCTCAAGTATTGTGAGGACGTCTTCGCTATAGTTCTTTGACAGCCCCTCTAGTTCATTGACCTTCTGCTTGACCGGATCTTCATCCAGATCAGACGACGACTGTAGATCAACGTCACGGTACATGCCCATAACCTGCATCTTACGGACATCGTTTTCATCCATGCGTAAAACATGAGTCACACGATTAGCCGTCTGCAAGTCACTCGCTGAGTACGGAACAACCAAGTCCTGCGCAGGGATAAACTTAGATACTGCCCGCTGTTTTGTCGGGTCAAAGTAGATTTTCTTAAACGTAGAGCCAGACAGCGGTAAATAGAACAGCATCTGATCCATGTCCGGATCGTACTCTTCCATCACTTCGGTAATCTGGTAATTCATAAAGTCTTTAACACGCGTAGCCTGCTGCTCGCGCTCGGGAGTCTTCGCCCCCAACACACCCGTACGGACGGGACCACCCGCCGGTAACAACTCCTTGTACGCCTGCGCTTGGAACTGAGTGACACTTTCCGAAATCATAGGGTGCGTGATTCCAGACGCACCTTCAAACGGAGTGGACCGCTCTTCCGTCTTCAGCCCAAGTAAATCTAGGCCCTTGACGTAGGCGTCTTCCCACTCGGAGCGTGACTCCAAGTCTTCCTCGTAAAGGGCTCGCAGCTCGCTTGAGAGGGCCCCTAGAGTGCCGTCGTCCAAGAACTCGGCCAAGTTAGCGTCAAAGGGGATAAGCTCCTCCTGAGAGGGCAAACCAGCCTGCTCGGCCATCAAGGCTTGGACAATCGCGCCACCTGCGCCGTCGTCAATAACCTCTGCCCCATCGGGGAACTGCATAGGCTCCTCAACAGAAACTTCTAATTCAGGGAGGCCTTCGGTGTCATCCAAGTTTAACCCCGGTGCGACCATGTTAGGTGCTAGTGCCATCAGTAATACACCCGTTTCCGGGGCCTCCATTCTAGTTCGTCTTCCTCTTCGCCCTTCAGGGAAATAAATCCTCCCTGTCGGAAACGCATGAGTGCTAAAGTCATACTATCACAGAAGTCATCGTTTTCGCCATTAGGAAATGACACAACCTCTTCGATGACCTCGTCCGCGAACTTCTCGTGCATCGGTGCCCACACCATCCCAGCTTCAAACAAAGGGGCAACCATGTGCATGCGGCTGACCTTATCAGTTCCTTTGCCCGGTGAGAAGCCCAATGCTGGTATACCTCGGAGACGCAGCTCGTCGATGAGCGGAGTACCTGTGGCCTTCGCCTCCACCAGAACCATGTCCGGCTCCCAGTATTCGTGCTCCTCGTACGCAACCTCCTTGAGTTCAGGGAAGTTCCACCGACCTCGCCTCGCGTCCAATAGAACTACGTGGTCGGGGCCTCCGTCCTCGGGCTTGAATATTCCCCAAGTCGTAATCGCAGAGTAGTCGGCGCTTTGCTTTTTCGAGAACGCCGTATCATAGGACTGAACAATGTAGCTCAAAGGCGGGATCTTCTCCTTCTCCCAGTCCTGCCACCACTCACGTTTGATGATTGCAGACTCAGAAGAAGTAGGTGTTTGCTGCCACTGCGCGTTCCACTTGCCCACAGGCAAAGACGCCTTGATAGACAGAAGAGCGTCTTTTTCCCAGAACTCCGGCCATAACGGCTTGTCGCTCGGCAAAATGGCAGGGAACTCAATGACCTCCCACTGATCGGACATGATGTCTTGGCCTTGAGCGGCGAGTAACCGCCCTGTCAAGTCCTTCTTACCCCATCGCGTCATAACCAAGATGATAGAACCACCCGGCTGAAGACGCTGACGTGGGCCAGATGTGTACCACTCGTACGCGTTATCGAAAGCGTTCTCGCTTAACGCGTCTTGTTCCGAGTGAGGGTCGTCAATGATAAGCAAGTCCGCACCACGGCCCGTGATCGCCGCGCCAACACCAGCTGCAAAATACTCCGCACCCGCTGTAGTGCCCCATTTACCCGCGCCCTTGTTGTCTTCCTTGAGGTTAGTTTCAGGAAAAATCTCTTTGTACGCTGGGTCATCAATCAAATCCCTTACCTTACGGCCAAACCGCACAGCCAACTCCGTGTTGTGCGTGGCCTGAATGATCTTGAGCTTTGGGTTTCTACCTAGAAACCAAGCAGGCATCAAGTAGGATGCAAACTCTGACTTCGAGTGCCGAGGAGGCATGTTAATAATCAATCGCTTGATCTTACCTTGTGCGACCTGCTCAAGTTTTTCAGCGATGACGCGGTGATGTTGGCCCTCGATGAAGTTCTCGTAGACGTGGTGAGCAAACGGCATGAACTTTTCAGACGCAAGTTCACGTAGCTCAAGACGTTTCTTGGCCTCGGTTAAGGCCAAGATCTCTTTTAGTGCTTCCTCGGGGAGAGCGTGTAAATTCACGGACGTACCTGCATGATCCCTGTATTAGCACCAGACAAACCCGGAGCTTGCTGCTGAATCTGGGCGGGCCTCATCTGCCTACTCAGCTGATTTAACTGCTGCTGAATCGGGTTGATCGGCCCTGGTTGTAGTGGGGTTGGTATAAAATTGCCTACAGGTTGTGTGTAGCCTGGGTTTCCGCCGGGCGACACGTTCATTGGGTCCGGCAAAGTGTAGTTCACGCTGGGAGCAGGCTGTACGGGTGGGAAGATCCCTACTTCTGTATCAATGACGCACATCAACTGCTCTTGGTCGTAGACATATCCTTCTGGGCACGGATCCATAGACGGGTCCAATGCGCCAGCGCCAGCGCCGTCGTTTGAGCTGTCGTTCATTCCCCCCATGATGCGCTGACGCTTGGCGATCTGTGTGGGGTCCTCGTCCAACGAGTCAATGCCAGTAACGTCGTAAGCCAAGCCCATTGCGTTTTTAGCGTAGTAAGAACCATCCGCCCGTTGGTAGATAGGTTCGCCGTCAACGGTGTTCACCACCTTGTCATCAGACCTAACACCCGCGAGGTACTGAATACCTTTAGCAAGAGGGTGGCTTTGAACGGCTTTCTGCAGCATGTTCGGGCCTTGGGTGGTGACAAAGTCCTCACCCTTATTGATGCCCTGACCCGCGGTGTTCGTGTATCCTGTGCCTGTAACGGCGTCGTACCCACTTCCAGTAACAGGCTTGTTCCCAGAAGAGTTCGTTTCGGACTGGCCTTGGGAGGTGGACCCAGAGAGGTTTGTAGCGCCCGAACTTTTCATGCTGTCCGCGTACTGTTGGTACGCAGCGGCGGTCTTTGCGTCAACCGTAGACGAGGACCCTAGGCCCGCTGGGTCGACGTAGTTGTTACTCTTGTCATTCCCTGAGTCAAACGAAGTCCCCTCGGTACTGTACGTCGAGCCCGAGTTTCCCGCGCCCCCACCATCGAACGCGTCTTTGATGCTAGTAAACCCAAATAGTCCCATTATTTCTGCCCTCCTAGTGGCGGAAGTCCGTAGTTTGTAGAGGGAATATTTACCCCATATTGCTGGTTTAAGGCCTCATAATAGGGGTTAAATGACTGATTTAGGTCAAATCCGCCCGTGCTCATACCCATCTGTGGTCCCGCAAAGATATCCGTATAATCGGTTGTGCCGTAGGCTCCAAGGTCCGCAAGACCGCCCATCGCAGTAGGCTCGAAGATACTAGCGTCAAATCCACCCGTGAAGTCAATAGGATCCATCTTGTATGGCCCAGGATCAAGGGCCGAGCCTCCAAGTGCACCCATCGCAGCAGTGTACTGAGGCTGCGTAGGGGCTTGTATCTGGCCTACACCAGAACCAATCCGACGACTCCGGTCCGCTTCGTTCGCAGCGAGGAACTTAGCTGACTGGTTCCCGCGCATTTCACCGCGTAGGCCTGTAGCAGCGCCCCGTTCGGCCTCTAGGTCCTCTAAGGTTCTGGTCTGAGTGTTCGTCAACGCGTCGAAGTCATCCGTCAAAGTGCCGTAGTCCGATCCAAGTTGATCGTACTGACCCGTCAAAGCGTTATAACTCCCTTGAAGGGCTGTGTTGTCCGCGCCAAGTTGATCGTATTGACCCGTCAAAGCGTTATAACTCCCTTGAAGGGCCGTGTTGTCCGCGCCAAGTTGATCGTACTGACCCGTCAAATTGCCGTAGTCCCCGAACAAATCGTCGTACGTCCCCTGAAGAGTCGTGCGGTCCTTGTCCAAATTATCATAGTTGCCCTGCAAATCGCTCAAGCTGCCGATCGCATCGTTATAATCCGTGGTCATCGTACCGTAGTTGCTTGTAAGGTTGTCGTACAAACCACTTAAT